CCGTTCCACGCAGTCCACGCGGAACCCGCAAGAATCTGACCAGCAGACGGCATAACCAGTTCATAACCCGTCTGGTATACATACGATTCGGACGCGCCCGGCGTTTCCGTCATGCCGCTGAGCGCGGTATCGCCAGTTTCAGTACCAGCCGCAGACGCAAACTCAAGCAAGAAGTCGCCAGCTTCAGACGTGCCTTCTTTGACATAGACTTCAAACGGAAGTTCTTCCGGCGTGTAGATACTGGAATGACCCATGTATTCAAACGCAAACTGACCTTTTTCCTTGTCGGTACTCTGAATGGTGAAACCGCCAGTAGAGAGCGCGTTAATCAGCTTAACAGCCAGAAAACCGCCGTTCGTGTCGCCCGTCTTATCGCTGTACGGGCAGACATACCAGAGATCGTCAAAGTCGCCGGATTCAAGCATTGCCCTCGGCGTGATCTTGGTCGTATCGACCGTGCCAATGTCAGCCGCGCCAATTAACGATTTAACCGTCGCGGTTGTGATCGTGAGAGCCGTACCGCTCAGCTTGCACTCGACGGAATCAAGCTGCTTCATTTCCTTGCTGTTTTTCGGGCAGTTGTCAACGTCCTCGCCGTAGTCTTTATAACTCGGCACAATGGACGCGCTGATGCCGCCCGTGGTTGCCGCGAAGATATCCGCCTGCGAATACGCGCCAGTTGCAGGAGTGAAGTCGGTCAGCAGGATACCCGCGTTGGTTGCCAACTTCTCAACGAAGTCAACAGGAAGATCATAGAATCTCATTTCTTTGCTCCTTTACGCCGTTAAAAATTCGGCGGTAATATTGATGTAGCGTCTGCGAATGTTCGCGTCTGCCGGATCGCTAATCGCTTGCACAAACGGTGATCCGCGCTTGAGCCAGATTGCACCGTCACCCACTGGGATAGTCACGCCGCCCCCGCCGATTCGCGCATAGATTTCTTCCGCTTTCGCGTCCGGCTCAACGTTGCTGTCTGTCTGATACAAGAGGTTGACTACTAGCGCGACCTCGCCTCCACCGAACTCGCCCGTTTTGTATGTGTATGTAAGATACGGCGGTTTCGTCCCAACCTTGACGTTGGATTCCTCGTACGCTGTCAGCCCGAACGAGCTGAACCATTGATACAACGCGGTCGCTTTACTCATGTCGGCAGCTCCGTTCTCTCCGCTGTCGCGGTGCGTCTGTTGAGCGTTGTCACATTCGGCGTTTGATGGTCTGCCGGATCGCTCGTTATGCGGAATATCGCGCTGTCGCTGTCGCGCTTCAAATACTCGTCATAAGCCAGTGTAAGCGACTTATCGAAGTTCAGCGTATAGATGCTTTTAACGCCTTGCGCCATCGCTTTCAAAGCTTCTAGCGACTGATTGCAATAGAGCGCGACGCTGACCGCCGCGCCCTGCATAAACGTTTTGTTATACCCGCCTTGACCGTCCGGCGTTTCCGTCAGCGTCATGCAGTAGAACTTTTCCTCGAAGTCTTGAATCATAGCTTTCGCCACCTGTTCAGCCTTGCCGCAAATACTGACTTCCACGACAGCGGCGCACCGTTCGCGCCCGTTGCCTTTGTCCCGCTCCACCCGCCAAACGATTCAGATACATAGCCGCTTGCGGGATTCGCCGTCACGTACGCGCTGATTTCGGAATCAAGCGTCACCAAATCTCTTGGGATTGCCAAACCGAATATCGCGCCCGTGAACGTCTCGTCAACTGTTTCGGCGAGAATGATTTGCGCTTCTTCTCCTTCTTCCGGCTCGCTTTCGGCCAGTACGTACACGCCATCGTTGAGGAGAGAGCCAACTATGCGGACGTACTGGCCTACGACGAGGGAGGAGGGAAGCGGTGAAAGAACGCCGTCAGAGATCGCGAACGTTCCAGCGGTACGGTCAATGTACTCGCCATCGCGAGTGTCAAAGAAGTTGTGCAGATGTTCGCAAATCTCGTAAAGCATGGATTAACCCGCCGTTTCAAGCGTGATGCCGGTGAGGTCAAACTCGTATTTCACGCTGTTGCCGTTGTAGGTGAGCGTGAATGTGGCATGCGCCGTAGTTGTGCCGCTGGAATCGTAAACACCAAGCGGATAGGCAAGATACATTACGTCCTCGCCATCGATGACGTTCTGCGCGGTGAGTGCGGCGGGAGAGCCGCTTGCAAGCGTGAGATTTACCTTTTTGTAATCGCGCGTCGGAAGTTCAACCAGCATAAGCATACAATTCGTAACGCTAGTTGCTGCTCCGAAGATCGCCTTTGCGGATGCGGCAGCAAGCAACGGAACTTTACCGTCCGGCTTAATCTTATACTGAATACCAGTGCCGCCCGCGACGATGGTTTTAATGCTCGTGCCCTTGCTGTTGATGTTGTATTCCGTTACGGTTTCACCAGACAGAACGGGATAAGCATACACGCCACCCTGCGAGAAGATGTTCGTCAAGTCAGGATACAGCCACGCCTGTTTGCTCATGGCGGCTGCGATTGTGTTCAGATTGGTTTCAAGATCGTTCCCGCCAATCACGGGAAGCAGTTTACGATAGCTCATTGTCTAGCTCCTTCTCGCTTGCTTCTTTGGGCTTGCGTTTGCGGGGAGTTTTGTTCTCCCCGCTCTCGCTATCCTTGGAAGCGTCCGCGACAATCTCAACGGGTTCGGGCTTGATGCCGTAACACGTATTACCGTTTTTGTCCTTCCAAATCATCGTCAGTTACCTCAGGAAGTAACCTGAGAGGTGTGCAGGTAGATGCCCTTGACCTTGTTGTCGTATACGTCGTTGAGACCATACACGCGATAGCCGAACTTCCACGCGTCTGCGTCTTGGTTCTGCTGCGGGTTGATGATCTTCGCGTCCTGATGCTTAAGCACCTGAATGACGGCGGGCTTGTGGATGATGAGGAAGTTGATGTTGTTCGCGCCAGTAGTACGAGCATAGCCGCCCGCGCCAGATGCGGCCAGCGTAACGGCCTCGTAGAAACGAGCCTGCGGAACAACGGTTACGGACGCAAAGTTATCAAAGAAAACCTTGCTCTCGGTCAGACCCTTATTCAGAATGTCCGCGTGACCAGTTGCCGTGATAAACAGGTGACGGTCAGATTCGGGGACTTCTGCCTCGGTCATGGCAACCTGTGCCGCCGAAACAAGAGCATACCAGCCGGCAGCGTTAATGTTCGCGTCGGTTGGATGCGTACCAGCAAGAGCGGCATACGTTGCAAAACGCACCGCGTCGATTTCGGGAACAACGTAGGAGCGGAGGAACTCTCCAGCGAGTCTGCCATACGCAACGCCAGCGGTTTCCTCGTTGTCCATGCTGTCAATGCTGAACATGCGACCGCGCTCATAGTTCATGGTCAGCGTTTCAAGCGTCATCGACGCTTCGCCGCCAACGTAACCAGATGCACGATCATAGTCCGCGAGACCTTGCAGGGTCATCTTCGGCACGACAACCTCGCGCGAACCCTGCGTATAGCGGATAAGTTCGGACGCGGTGTCGAGCTTGGAAGTCAGAGATGCGAGCTTATATGCTTCGTCCAGAAGCGGAGTATAAGCCTTAAAAAGAGCCGCAGTCAAATCTTGAGACATGGTTTTTTATCCTTTCGTTTCTGTTAGATCGGGAAGCCCCATAGCCGCGCGAACACGCGCGATAACTTCCGCTTCTTTGCCGCCGACCGTTACGGCAGGCGGTGTCGGCGTGGGAGCGCCCTTTGTCTCGGTAGTTTCGATGAAGTCAGCCCAATCCGCAGTCAGCGACTTTTTGAGCGTGTCCACATCCTTAATCTTGCCGTCTTTGTCCAGCTCGATCTTTCCGAGGTCTGGCGCGAGAGATTTCATGACGATATCGTGCCGCTTCTCGCTGATGTTTAGCTCTTTCAGCAGCGCCTTGATCTCGCTCTGCTTCTTGCCGTTCAGCTTCTCGGCTTCGACTTCGCTCTTGAACTTCTCAAACGCTTCGTGTTCCTGCTCCCACTTGGTTTTAAACTCGTCTGTTCCGCTCTTGCCTTTCTCGGCTTCGAGCTGTTCATTCAGCGGTTTGGTAGCTGCTTCTACCGCCGCGTCGCGACTTTCGACGTGCGCATTGATGATAGCATCGATCATCTCTGCGGGTAATTCTACCCCTGCATCTTTGGCAGCGTCTTTGATAAGTTTCCTGGTTAGTCCAGCCATGACTTGACAAACTCCTTTTCATCGGTGGCGTACTTGCCATTCGTCTGTTTTATTTCACGCGCGTACTTGCGCTGTGATTTCTGATAACACTTTACCACACAAAAGCGAAAAAGTCAAGAAGCGGTTTTATTTGATCTCGGAGAAAGCATCTTGAATGATCTGCTTGTATGTGCTTGTGTGTTCTGTTGCCGCAGGACGCAGAAATGGTTGCGCTTTCTGATGGATCGTGCCGTATTCTACGTGCGGCGCGTATTCTACGTTACTACCAATGTAAACGTCTTTCGCGTCCACCTCATGCGTGATGCTGTTTCTCAATCGCCCCGTGTCAACCGGAACAATCTCTTTCGCATACTTCTCTGCGGTCAGTCCGATGATCTCCAAAGAGCGTTCACGCGCTTGGTCGTACGCCGATTTGACATTCTTGCTGTAGTCCTTAATATCAACCTTCGCCACGACGCGCCGCCTCCCACTCTTTGTAACTCATGTTGTCGATCTTCTCACCGCTGATATTATCGCGCCTGTAAACTGGATCAAGGTCTTTGACTCCTTCGACAGCCGAGACAAGCGTACATCTGCACCCGTAAACGAGATACCCTTCCGCGTTCGGATCGCCCGGGAACATGATTTCGTCACCGCCAACGGTAAACGGTTCATCGATATCAACGCGCTGTCCGTCGAGTGCTCGGTGTTCGTCTCTGGTTCTATCGTCCAACGTTGCAAGCCATTCTTTTTTCAGAGTGATTCCGATGCTTTCCGCGTAGTGATACGATTCGACGCGCCCCGCGTTCTCTGCGCCCGTGATCGCCGTCCTCGCGTTTCTGATCGCGCTGTTGCGGTTCATGTCAGTGATGTTCTGCAAGCGGCTTGCAATCTTTGGGATCGATTCGCCCGTGAGTATGCCTTGCGTGATCTCGCTTGTGATCTTCTGCGCGTTCCACTTCTTATCCAGAGCAATATCAATTTTTGGCTTAGGTAATAGCTTAGGATTCTCTTTCAGCAATCGCGCAACCGTAAACTCATCGTATAACGTGAATTGCAGATTCAACCCAAGCCCGTGTTCAAGCTCATACGCCGCGAAGTTATGATTCAGCGAGAACACGCCATTCATTCTCTGCCCGATCAGCGCCGCGCTTCGTTGGTTAATCGCTGTCATGTCTGCGGCGAGCTTGTCACGTAAGTCCGTTATG